CGGCATCAGCGCCCAGCGCGTCCAGGTGATCGTCGCCAAGGACACCTTCCCGCTGCCGGTCGCCGAGCTCATCCACGGCCGCATCTGGCACCGCGACGACGTCGAGGCCTGGATCCGCGAACACCGCACCGACCTCGCCGAGGACTAAACGCAGAACCGCCCCCGACGCCGGCAGGGGCGTCGGGGGCGGCCGAGTGGCGGCTCGGTCAAGGGGTGGTGGTCACAGGGCGCGACCAGCGGATGAAGCGATCGTAGGCCTCCCGCATCGGACCCGGCCCGCTCTCCAGTGCGTACAGCTCCAGCTGCGCCCAGAGGTACATCGAGAGCGCCACGCTGCTGCCCTCGTACTCGGCGGCCAAGGCTTCACGCGCCGGATCGCACGGCCAGGGCTTCCCGCAGACCAGGCAGTCCCAGCTCGGCCGGTCGGGGACGTGTTCGATCACCACTGGATGCCCCGCCACTCGCCGCTGTGCTCGACGCGGACCTCCGGCGCCCGCAGCGCGGTCACGTTGATGCCCTGGGCGGCAAAGGCACGCATGACCGCGCACGGGTAGGCGTCGAGGCCGCACCGGCAGATCACGGTGAACGGCCGGAACCACCGGCGGGTACGGCCGTGGATGGGGTACGGGTCTCTGCGCATGCGTCTTGCCTCTCCCGGTAGAGGCCCCGGCCTGCGAGTCGGGGGACGGCGGCAGGTGAGCTGCACTCGGGTTGCCTACCCACCACCGTCACGGCAGACTTTACAGATTGTCATGTCGCAGTGACATGGTTATCACTCAATTGCGTTACGTCGCGTATACGACTCATAGCGTCAGGTCATGGCAAACCGGAAGCTCCCGCGCCTCATGGGCGCAGCCGAGATCCGGGCCCGCCTGGGCTACTCCCGGCAGTGGACGAGCGTGATCCTCGACCGGCGCGACTTCCCGGAACCCGTGCTCACGCTGGAGATGGGCCGCATCTGGCTCGCCGAGGACGTCGAAGCGTGGGCCGCCGAGCACCAGGGCGACGCGGCCGAGGAGAGCTGAACCGGCCGCGGTCAGCCGATCGGCCGGATGCGGGCAACGATCATCCTGAATGCGCGCCGCGCGTCGACACGGCTTGCGTCGATCCCTCACCCTGGGATCGACTACGCGACCGAACGTGCCGAGGGGATCACTGTGACCAGCGACCAGAACATCGCACCCGAGGCCTACGCCTCGGATGACGACGAGGTGGAGTACTACGTCCCGGTCGCCTGGCAGGCCATCGTCTCGCTCGTCATCGGCATCGTGTCCATCCTGCTGATCAGCCGCTACGGCGGCACGGGCCTGTTCGCGCTGGCGTTCGGCGCCGACGCGCTCTGGCGGATCGACCGCGGCATGCGGACGGGTAAGGGCCTGGCGATCGCGGGCATCGTCCTCGGTGGCGTTGCCCTGGCCGTGGCGCTCATCGGATACATCTCCTGAGCGTCGTCCACAGACGCAGAAATAGCCCGGCCCTCCGAGTGGAGGGCCGGGCTATTTTGTTGAGTTATGGAGACGTTGGAGGAGCGGATCACTGCGCGACTGAACGAGGCGTTCGAATCGCCCGGATCGCCGCGCAGGAAGCGCAGGCCTGGTTCTAGACCCGCTCGGGCCAGTGCCAGGTGCCGCCCTTGTGCTCGTCGTCCGAAGCCTTGGACAGCAGCACGCCCCGGTTGAATAACATGCCCTCCACGTCGGTCTTGGCGACCGCGCTCGGGTCGCCCGGCTCGCCGATGCCCGCGGTCACGATCGACGTGAGCACCGACAGCACGGCCGCACCCCCGGCCACGCCCGCGGCGAGGTCCCAGTGGGCGTGCAGGACGTTGAAGCCGTCGAGTGCCCACAGGCCGATCAGCGACTGGGCGGCCGACTTGGCCGCGCGCTCAGCGGCCTGCTTCCAGAAGTTCTTGGTCCACATGGCTTTCTCCCTTCCGAAGTTGCTCAACAAGATGGCTGAGCTGGGGAAACCTGCTACTCAACGCCTGCTTCGCAGCAGGTCATCAAGTAAGTTGGCGGGATGGTGCGGATGCCGGGGCGGTTGGCCCCCGCGTGGTGCCCGGTCTGCCGTCGGCCACCAGGGCCGGACTGCCCGAGCCGGAGCAGGTCGCCGCGGCAGGTGCGGCGGCTGTTGAAGCGCGAGCTGAGGCGCGACCCGTGGTCCGCCTGATCAAGGTCGTGCGCAAGGGCAAGACCGTGTGGATCGAGGACGCGCCGGCCGAGTGCGCGCAGGGCCACCGGCAGCTGGTGCCGACGTACAGCGGGTGCCCGGTCTGCGGCGAGCCGGTCCGGCTGTGGCAGTGCCGGGCCGAGGGCTGCACCGCGCCGCTGCTGGTCGACGACGAGCACGTCCACGGCAGTCGGCGGTAGACATCTCTACTGTCATGCCGTAGAGTTCTCTACATGACGAAGATGCAGCGACACGAACTGGACGCATGGCTCGGCGACGACTGGACCGACGAGCAGCGAGAGAAGATCGCCGAGGACTTCGGTACCTGGGAGTCGGCCAACCCGGACGCCGACGAAGAGGACTCGACCGCGATGCTGATCGCGATCTCGCAGCACCACGACCGGACGCTGACCATTCCGAACCTCGACGCGGTGCGGCGCGAGGCCCGAGCCGCTGCCGTGGTCTCCGTGACGCTCGGAAAGATGAGCGAGGCCGAGGTGGCCCGGGCGGCCGGGGTGGACCGCATGACGGTGCGCAACTGGCTCGGCAAGCGCTAAGCCTCAGCGCGCCGGGCACTCCAGCTTGCGGCGCAGCTCGACCAGCCGGGCGGCCAGCTCCTGGCCCGTCGGCGTCGTCGGCGGCTCGGCCGCGTAGGCCGCGTTCATCGTCTCGACGACGCTGCACCACTTGCGGTCCGACTCGGTGTTGACGTGGAGCGCCACCAGCAGCGCGATCGTGCCCGTGGCCAGCGATGACGCAAGGATGGCGGCCAGGGTGTACCAGCTGGGCCGCTGCTGATCACCCACGCTCGGCTCCCGGCCCGGCTAGGGCGTCGAAGCAGGACTTGAGGTGCCGGGCATCGGCCAGCGCATTGTGCAGCCCGGCTGCCTGCTCGGGCATCGGCGGGTTGCCAGCCCGGCGCAGCTCCTGCTGCAGGTCGTGGGTGAACATCGGCACCCCCGGCGGTAGACCGATCATCGGGCCGAAGAGCTGGCACAGCGCGACGTGGTCGTACGCGGCGTAGTCCGCCCACAGCTCCAGGCCGGTGTAGGTCTCCAGGTCGTCGCCGAGCAGGAACCGCTCGACCGCCTCGGCGATCTGGGCCTTGCCGCGGACTTCGGGGGTGTTGAAATCGATCAGCCACCGCTTCGGCATGTGGTTGATCCAGTCGCCGTGCGGCCGCGGCAGGCCGGGCACGACGTTGGCCATCAGCCACTCGTGCTTCTTGATCCGCTTCCAGGGTGCGTCCCGGTTGACCAGGTATAGCTCCCGGCCGTCCTCAGCGACGATGCCGATCGAGATCAGCTCGATCGTCTTACCGTCCTCGAGGAATTCCGTGTCGTAGAAGTACCTCACCGGTCAGCCTCCGACCCGCTGGACGACGATCGCTGCGACGGCGGTGGCGACTCCTGCGACGGATCCGGCGACGGCGAGCCACCGGTACGGATGGCCAGCAGCTGACTCACCCCCGGGATCCCCACCAGCGTCCCGCCCAGCAGCACCAACGTCACGTTGAAATCCGGCGGCGGGACGACGATGGCCTGGTGGATGATGAGCCCCCACCCGCCCAGGTAGGACAGGATGTCCTTGACCACCGTGGCCGTGGAAGGCCGTCGGGATGCGCGCCGTGTGCTCATGCATGCTTCCGCCCCTCGCCGCCCGTTAGGTGGCGCGCGATCACTTCGCGGCCGCGGCCGTGGCGTTCGCCGGATAGGGCGGGATCGCCTCGCCCGCGACGAGCGCCTTGGTGATCCGGGCCTCGAGCAGGTTCCGGGCCGTGTCGGAGTACGGGGACTTCTGCTGCTGCCGGAAGAAGTTGAAGATCGCCTCGGGAAGCTCCTCGGTGACCGAGCCGGTGATGGCGACGGTGTAGCGCGGGACGGCGGCCGCGACGCGGTCCGCGATCTCCTTGCTGATCCAGGTCTTGTCTGCTGCGGTCAGTGCCACGGGGATCTCCTCCAGGCGGTAGTTGAACGAGATGTTGTTGTCGCTGGCCTGCGTCCAGGCGCCCTCGAAGTGGATGTGCTCCTCGTGCGGGCTCGGCCCGGAGTACGGCGTCGGGGCGAAGCCGTTGCGCGAGTGGTACTCCCAGTGGTTGTAGATCATGTAGCGCAGCACCGAGGACACGCCGGGCAGTCGCCGGATATGGTCGACGACGTCCTGGGCGTCGGCGCCGGGGGCGCGCAGGTCGGAGTCCATGTCCCAGGAGCGGACCTCGGGCGTCGAGTCCGGGTCACCGTCCCAGGCCGGTTTGCTGCCCGAGGTGTCGTCCGGGTTGTGGCCGCTGGTATGCAGCCGGTGCAGGGTGTCGCCGATCGACCCGTCGGAGAGCTTGTCGCGGTCCGGGAAGACGGCGTTGACCTGGCTGCGCAGGTTCTGCAGGCCAAGGGTGAGGGTCCAATCGGACATCGGGCCTCCTAGACGGGATAGATGATCGAGCCGGAGATGTAGTCGCCCACCGCCCAGACCCAGGGCGCGGAGTTCGTCACGATCGTCGACGACTCAGCGACCAGGCCCAAGGTGCCGGTAGACGAGTCGACGAAGCAGCTGCCCACGCGGAACACGCTGGCGCTACTGTCGGCCATCAGCAGTGGGCCGACCGAGGAGTGCACGGTCGAGCCGAACGGCAAGGCCGAGGCGACCGGGAGGTTGATCGCGTAGTTGCCGGTGCCGCCGGAGTAACTGGTGCCGGCCCTGATGAAGAACGTGTACTGGACCGAGCCGCCGGGCAGGTAGGTGTACCAGCCACTACGGACCGCACCGGTGCCGATGGTGGGGCTCGTTCCGCTCGCGGTCAGCGTCGGCGTGAACGACTGCCTGGAGCCGGCCACCGCCTCCCACGCGGACAGACCGCTGTTCCACTTCATCAACCGGGTGGTGTCGGTCTCGTAGACGTGCATGCCGTTCGGCGGCGAGCTCGGCCGGGTCCCGGAGGTGCACGGCACGATCGTCTGCTGCAGCAGCGGGTTGAAGTAGGTGGCGGCGCCGGGTACGTCGCCGGTGACCAGGAGGGTGTACATCAGGCTCCCTGGAGCAGGTTAGGCAGCGGCGGGATCTGGTACTGCTCGTCGCCGGTGGCGCAGGCCCAGTGCAGCTCGATGGTGGCCGCGGCGTAGGGCAGCCCGGCGCGGGCGTTGGCACGGGCCTGGGCGTCACCGCCGGGCCCGAGCGGCCGGACGGCCACGGTGTCGCCGTCGGCCAGCAGCCCGAGGCAGGCGGCGCACGGCTGACCGACCTCGGACGGGCTGACTGGCCGGGGCCCGTACTGGGCTTCGGTGGTCGAGGTCTCGCCGTTGATCTCGGTGCGGTGGATCAGCTGGCCCATGCCGTCGACCCGGGCGAACAAGACGTCGTCGTCGTCGGGCAGGTCGGCCATCGCTCGGCGCATGGCGTAGCTCTGGGCGCGCGGGTCGGTGGCGATGGCGTCGTGCCAGGACACCCCGGTGCCGGTTCGCTCGTACCAGTCGACGACAGCGGCGGGCAAGTCGCCGTAGTCGCCGCCGGGCCGGAGCTTGACGGTCTGGCCCGCGTACGGGCTGGGATCGCGCATGCGGCGGCCCACCTCTCGGTCGTAAGGTGCGGGGATGACTGATCAGGAGGCGCTAGAGGTTGCGCAGCTCAATGCGAACGTGGCCCGGATCTTGGCGGGACCGACGCCAGAGGAACGGGCCGCGCGGATTGCCAAGCGCAAGGCCGAACGCGGCGCACAGCGTGATGCGGCAACCCGGGTCGAGCTGACCCTCGAAGCGCTGCTCGACAAGCTCGGCTTCACCCGTGAGTACGCCGAGCACCTGGTGCAGCCCTACTGCGACTGCGAATGCGGCCACGACGGCTGGGACTACTGCCCGCACGCCAACGATCTCGGCTGGCCAGGCCTGGGCTGGGCTGTCCGTCAGTAGGCGACGGCGTTGAGGCCGACGCGGCCGAGGATCGGGTCGCCGACCACGAAGAAGCTGTAGCGGTCCGCGCCCTGCAGGACGAACGCCGTCTGGTGCGTCGCCGCGTCGCCGCTCATCTCGATGCCGCGGATGAAGCTGTCCTTCTCGATCACCGCACCGCCCCCGGCGGGCCGGGTGCGAATGGTGATCCGGTCGCCGAACTCGCGGCCCAGCAGTACCGGCCACATCACCGCTTCGACGTCCGGGCGCGGCCGGTTGAACGTTATCCGCGCGTGCCGGCGCGGCGGCTGCGCGTACTGGTACAGCACCGACTCGCCCCATTGCAGGGCCGCGTCGTCGGTGGTCATCAGCAAGTCGTTGCGGGTGTGGGTCTTGTTCAGGTACCGGCCCACCGCCACGGCGTCCTCGAGGACCTGCTCGACGCCGCCTGCCCGGGCCACGGACACCCGGTTCACCATGGTCTCGTCCGAGGTGCTCGGCTCGACGTCGGCGTACGGCAGCTCGCCACTGACCGCGTAGCCGGCCGGGTCGTCACCGAACAGTGCCTGTGACGTCGTCGACCGGCTGGACGTGACCATCGCCCGGCGGTTACGGAACACCACCCGGCCTGAGGCGTCGAGGTAGAGCTCGCCGCCCTCGGAGTCCTGCACCAGCTGGAGCTCGCCGAGCAAGTTGCCGCCCAGGTCGGTTGCCTGCAGCAAGGTGTCGCCGGTCGAGATGAGCCGGTCGGTGGCCGGCCAGCCGTAGTAGTCCAGCAGCCGGGTGACCCGGGCGCCGGCGTCCTCGCCCGCGCCGACCGGGGTGGTCGCGGTGCGGTCCTCGTCGGCGAAGACCTTGGACGCGTCCGTCGCGGTCAGCGTCGTCGTGGTCCAGAACGAGCCGTCGTAGTCAGGCTTGAAGTCGTCGGCCAGGCCGTAGAACAGCGGGTAGTCGATGCCGGCCCACGTCGCCACGATCTTCACCCGGCGCATCGGCTCGACCTGGGTCCGGCCGGCTGACACGTACGGCCCGGCCAGGTTCTCCGGGTCGAAGCGCCGGTCGCCGTCGTTGAGCACGATCGTCGCCGTGCCCGCGTCGTAGCGCAGCGTCGGGTCGTCGCCCTTGCCGGATCCACGGCGCAGGGACCAGGCCCGCACCCACTGGGTGACCTCGACCCAAGTGCCGTCCGCGCCGACGGGGTTCATCCCGACCCGGCCCAGGGTGGGGTGGCCGACGGTGAAGACGGAGCCGACGGTCGGGCTTGAGAAACCGATGTAGACCCGGACGTACGGCAGCTCGGCGGTCACGCCGCGGCCCTGCTCAGCAGCACCTTGCCGCCGACCCGGATCTCGCCGCCGCCGCCCAGGTGGGTCTGCAGGTACTCGGCGATCTGCCGGCCGTGCTCGCGCGGGTTCGCACCGGCGGCGAGATTCGCGTTGAGCTGCACGGTGACGTACGTGTTGCCGGCGCCGGTGGCGGCGCCGGACGGGGCCAGGTAGTTCGGCCGGCCGGGGATGACGGTCTCCGGGATGCCGCGCTCACCGAACGAGTAGCTGGTTCCGGATGCGCCGACGCCGAAGACCGGCTCGTTGATCACGCCGCCGTCGGCCATCGCGACGTGCAGATGGTTGCGGTGCAGCGGCCACTGGTGCGGCATCGCGTTGTAGTGCCCGCGGGTGATGCCGTAGTCGCGGGACTTCGTGCGGTGGATCAGCTCCAGCACGCTGCCCTGCCGGGCCTGGAAGAAGTCGGCCAGCCGGTTCTGGTTGAAGCCCATGAAGTCCACGGCCCGGCCCGAGCCGTGCCACAGCGGGTCGCCCGGGCGGTACCCGTTGCCGAACTCGAACGGGATCCCGGTCGCCCGGACCAGGGCCACGATCTTGCGCCAGACCCCGGAGTCACCACGCTGCGCACCGGGGCTCGACGGCCACTTGCCGAACTGACCGGGCGCGCCACCGACCACGCTCATCGCCTGGGCCATCGTCGGGACCTGCGTGCCCGCGGCGTTGACCCGGAACGGCATGACCATGCCGCCACCGGCGTAGCCCGGCACCTGGCCGGTCGCGTTCATCTCGTCGAGCAGACCTGGCGAGCGCGCCTCGATCTTGCGGCGGCTGGACTTCTTGATCACGTACTCGTCGGCGTGGACCACGCCGGCCTCGTCGTGCTCGGCGCCGGGGCCGGTCCAGCCACCGGTGCGGTACGCGTTCTTGTTGAACGCCGCCTGGGCGGCCGAGACGGAGATGCCCTTCTTGGCCGCCTGCTGGGCGACGAGCAGCTTCTCCAGCTTCTTGTACGCCGCGGCGTCTCCGGTGACCGTGACCGACGTCTTGATCTGGCGGGTCAGGGCGTCGAGCTGCTTGTGATAGTCCTTGATCGCCTTCGACGACTGCGGCAGGCCCGGGGTCTGGATGTTCGTGCCGACCTTGCCGGGGATGGCCCGGTACGAGCCGATCAGCTCGTCGACGGCCTTCTTGCTAAACCCGGCCTGCAGCATCGACCGGCGCAGCCCCTCGACGTCCGACTTGTACTTCTTGTTGACCACGTCGAGGGACTGACCCTCGTTGAGCCGGGCCTCGCGCAGGTCCTCGATCGCCGAGAGCTGGTCGAGCACCGCACCACGGTTCTTGCGGCCCTCGGCGGAGTTCAGGTCCAGGGTGCGGGTTCCCTTGCCCAGCTCCTCGCGGAGGCTGGTCAGGCCTTCCTGGTACTTGATCGCCGCCCGGTCCGCGGACATCTGGACGTCGAACAGGCTCTTGAACGCCTTGTTCAGCGCGTCGAGATCAGCCTTGGCCTTCTCGGCCGCCTTGCCCATGTCGTCCGTCGACTTCGCGGCCTCGCCGGTCGCACCCGCAGCGCCGTGGGCGGTGGCCTGGAGCTTCTGCAGACCCTGCCACGCGCCGGGCAGCAGGGCGGCGAGCTGCTCAGTGCCCAAGCCGCTCTTGGAGAGCAGCTGGTTCCAGATCTCACCCGCCTTGGTGGCGTCCTTCTGAGTCGCCATGAACGCGGTCAGGGACTCGTCGAGCCCCTTCATCTGCTCCGTGGCGTGGTTGAACGAGTTGCCGGAGATCTTCTCGTTCAGCGTGTCGACCAGCGACCCGAAGCCGGGGATTCCGCTGGTCAGGTCGTTGATCGCCTTGTCGAAGCCGTGCGTCGCCGCGTCCGCCTGGGCCGCGGTCTGGGCGAAGTGGTCGAGGTTCTTGCCGAACTCGTCGGTCAGGCCGCCGCTCAGCTTCCCCGTCGTGGCGTAGTTCTCCAGCGACGCGGTCATCTTGTCGACGTTGACCGCGGCCTTGCCGAATTGGTCGGCCACGGCGCCGACGACCTCGAGGCCGACCAGGGCCACGCCCACGATCCCGGCGGCCTTGCTGACGGCCTGTAGGCCAGTGGCCGCCCTCGCGCCGGCCGGGCCGACGGCTTCCAGCTCAAGCACCGCCTTAGCGATGCCGCCACGGAGCTTGATCCACGCGGCCAGCGACAGCGCCAGAGCCCCGCCGAGGCCGGCCAGGATCACCACGGTGCCACCGACGGCCGGCGGCAGCTTGCCGAACTCGTCGACCAGCGACCCGACGCCCTGGGTGATCACTCGCAGCCCGGAATTCGCGCCCGAGCCACCCTCGATGGCCATCGTCTCCAGCGACCCCTTGAGCCGCTCAAGGTCACCGGCGAGGTTGTCGGTGAGCTTGGCGGCGGTCTCCGAGGCGTACCCGGCGTCGTTGGTCTTGTCGATCCAGCCCTGGATCCCAGCCTGACCCTGGGTGTACAGGATGTTGGCGGCCCGGGTGGCGTCGCTGCCGAAAATCTGGGCCATGGCGTTGGCGCGCAGCTCCGGGGTGAGCTTGCCGAGCTGGGAGCGCAGCTGGCCGGCCAGCGCGGTGATGCCGACGAACTGGCCCTGGGCGTCGTAGGCGCTGATGCCGAGCTCGTTCATGAGCTCTTTGGTCTTGCCGGACGGCGCCTGCAGCGCCTGCAGCATCGTCTTGAACGAGGTGCCCGCGTCGGAGCCGATCAGGCCGGCGCTCGCGAAAGCGGCCAACGTGCCGGTGGTGTCCTCGATCGACAGGCCAGTGCTGGCCGCGATCAGGCCGGACTGATTCAGGGCGGCGCCGAGGTCGTGCACGCTGCCCTGCGCCTTGCCCGCGCCGGCGGCGAGCAGGTCCGCGACGTGGGGGATCTTGTCGCCGGAAAGCTTGAACTGCGTCATCGCGCTGGCCGCGGTCTCCGCCGCCTCGCCGACGTCGATCTGTCCGGCCGCCGCCAGGGCCAAACTGCCCTTCAGGCCACCGCCGAGGATGTCGGCGGTCGAGACACCGGCCTTGCTCAACTCAGTGATGCCCTTGGCCGCCTCGGTGGCGCTGTACTGCGTGTCCTTGCCGGCCTGGAGTGCAGCGCCACGCAGCGCGTCCATCTCCTTGGCGCCGGCGTGCGTGGCGGCCGAGACGGCGCTCATCTGCTTGTCGAAGTCCGCGGCGAACTTCACCGCGATGCCCGCGGCGCCGAGCAGGCCCAGCCCGAGACCGGTCGCCGAGTCGACGACGTGGTCGAGGTTGCCCTTCTTGTTCGCCTCGCCGAGCTCACGGGCCAGGCCCTTGACGTCGCTGGTGGCCGACTGGAGGCCGCGCCGCAGGTTGCTGGCGTCGGCCATGAGCTTCACGGAGACGGTGCGCACCGGGTCACCTCCGCTTCTGCGATTGGATGGACCACAGCCACGCGTCCGCGTCGCTCTTGTCGCGCTCGACGGCGCCGCGCTTCGCCTCGTTCAGCTCGGCCCGGGCCCGGCAGGTGACCTTGGTGGCGTCGTACTCGGGCCCGACCGTCCAGTGGGCGGTCGTTTCGGCCACCGGGTGGCCGCAGCCGCAGGGACACAGCGACGCCCGGTACTCGCCGAGGGCCAGCAGCTCGGCCCGGTCCCGCTCGGTGTAGAGCGGTTCTCGCTTGGTCACCGAGCGGACCAGCTGGCCGTCGGCGTACTCGTGCTCGGTGGTCTCGGCCGGCTCCCGGCCGTCGAGGCGCGACGGCGGGATGCCGAGCCGTTCGGCGAGTTCTACTCGTCGGCGGAAGGCCGCCTCGCTCGCGATGCGGCCAACGAGAAAGGGACGCTGACCTCGGAGCGGTTGACGAACCAGGCCGCGTCGGTGAGGTCGCCGTACTGCCGGTCGGTGAGCTTGGGCAGCAGGTCGGCCCACCCGGCGTCGTCGAGCACAGGATCGACGGTGGCGGCCCTGAGCAGCGCGTCGAAGAACGCGGTGCGGTCGAAGCCGACCTGGGCGTCGTCGGGGTCCGGGTCGCCGGTCTCCGGGTCGCGCCGGGGCGGGTGGTCGGCCATCAGCGCCCGGAACGCGGGGCGGTCCATGGCGCGCATCCGGAATGGGTAGGTGCTCTCGCGCATCTCGGCCTGGATCTGCTCGACCCGCTCGATCAGCAGCGTGATTCCGGCGTCTTCCTTGCCGGTGCTCGGCCGCTTCTGCGCCTCGGTGAGCGCCTTGTCGGCGACCTCGAAGTCGGCGGCCAGGTCACCCCGCAGGCAAACCTGGACGATGCTCTCCGGCAGCTTCGCCTTCGACAGCAGCGCAGCGAAGTCCGGCTTGGTGACGGCCGCGGTGACGGCGTTCTTGCGGGGACGACTTGGCATCGGATCTCCTGGCGGTTTGGCGCCCGGACCCGGACACCGCCAGGCGATCCGAATCCGGGCACGAAAAAACCCCGCGAAACCGTGGGGGTTTCCGGGGCGGTGCGTACTTAGAAGCTGGGTAGAACGAGGTGGATCAGACGACGGCGACGTCGAAGCGCGGCTGCGCGGTGATCTTCACCGGCACGTCGTACTTCTCCGGCATGTTGTCGGCCTGGTCGTTCTTGCCCTTCTGGCTGACCTGGATCGGGAACACGTCGACCAGGTCACCGGCCACGTGCGCCGCGGTTGCGGTCTTCGAGTTGCGGCGGATCAGGTAGCCCGTCGCGTTGGTCGCCAGGGCGATGAACGCCGCGTCGCTGCCCAGCGGGGTCTGCCGCTTGAGCGTGAGCTTCGGGTCGGAGAACGACTGCATGCCGTTGACCGCCGTCTGGAACGTCGACTCCTTGGAGCTGGTCGGCGCGTCCGCGGTCGCCGCCACGAAGCCCGTGGCACCATCCTTGGTCATCCACTGCGACAAGCGCGTGCCACCGTTGCACTCCGCGGCGGTCGGGGCGGCGATGTTGGCGACCGACAGGACGAAGTCCCACCTTTCGTTACCGTCGCCGATGATGTCGGCCATCTACTACTCCTGCTTCTCGGCGCCGCTGGCGGCGGACTTCGGGCTGGTCTTCGGGGTGGACTTGCTCTCCGCCGCAGCGGACGTCTCCTCGGCCACCGCGAGGAACGGGTTCAGCCCGTCCTCCGGCGGGCCGGCCAGCCACCCGGCCGGCTCGTACACCTCGCGCAGCGCGTCGATCGGGGTCCGGCCGGGCTTCTCGATCCCGTCGCGCCACACCGACACGAAGCCGGAGGTGGGCTCGTCGGTCTCGGCCCAGCCGGCGCCGACGTAGCGGTCGCGCTCCTCGGCGCCGGTCACGAGGGCGTAGGTGTCGCCGCCGTCGTGGATCCAGTAGGTCTTCTTGTCCGTCATCGGTCAGGCCCTTTCAGACGCGCGTGAGCTCGTAGGTCACGCCGGTCAGCGCGCCGGTGAAGGTGACGGAGGCGAGGCCGGTGCTCGGGTTCACCGCGCCGTTCGGGATGAGCCACTGCCGGGAGCCGGTCGCGGGCATGACCTGGCCGACCGGCGCGCCCGGGTTGCCGATGTCGGTGACGGTCGGGTCGAGCGTCGTCACCGTGGTCGTGGTGCCGGTGGTGATGACCCGGATGTAGCAGCCCTGCACGCCGAAGCTGCCCGAGCCGATCGTCTCGGTCGCCGACGGCGTGAGCGGCGCCGGAGCCGCGGCCGTCGTGGTGAGTCCCTGGGTTACCTGGAGCGCCATACGGCGCACCTCCTCTGGTGGATGAGCAGGAAGAGCGCCGGTCCGAGATCAGGCGGCCGGCAGGCTGGTGAAGGCGTAGACGTCGATCTGGTCGACGTAGGTCGTCCCGGTCGTCTCGTCCGGATCCGCCGGGACGCTGTTCTCGTGCGAGACCGGGAAGCAGATCCGGCCGGCGATCGTGGGGATCCAGCCGAGCAGCTGCGTACGCACTCGGCCGGCCACGGCCAGGGCACCGTGGACGTCCCGGCCGACGCAGTGGCAGTAGGCACTGAGGTTGATCACGTCGGAGGTCTTCTCGAGGGAGACCTTCTCCGGCTCCACCGCCCCGGACGGGGTCCACAGGCGGTAGTGCACCAGCACGTACGGCAGCACCTGGTCGGGCGGGACCAGGCCGGTGAGCACGACCAGGGTGGGCGCGGTGTTGTCGGCGTCCAGGCGATCATTGATCGCGGCCAGGTGCAGCTGCAGGATGTTTTTCACCGGCGCTCAATCTTCCGGACGATCGCGTCCTCGAGCGTCTTGGTGTACTTCGGCTGCTCGCGCTCCAGCGCCGGGGCGCCGCCGGGGATCGGCGCGGAGTGCACGCCGCCGAACTCGTACTCGATGAGGTTGGCCAGGCTGGCCCCGCGACGGCCGTGCTCCGGGCCGACCTCACCGGAGACCTTGCTGGCGGTCTGCTCGGTGTCGTAGGTGATATCGCTCGGCAGGAACTTGATCCGCGGGTGTCCCGACCAGGTGCGCCGCCAGTCGGTCTTGATGTTCAGCAGGCCCTTCTGGGTCACCGCGCGGACCTCGCCGAGCATCTCTCGGTCGGCCGCGATCAGGTCGGCCGCCAGCCCGTCGAGGCCGGACGCACCGTCGATGCCCGTGATCTCGACCTGCATCAGCTCGTCCTCTCCGTGACCTGGACGCGGCGGGCGGTGGCGTCGGTCTTGTGCGCCAGGTCGCGGATCAGGAACACCCGGCCCGGCAGGTCCGGGTCATGGGCGGAGCTGGTGATCGTGACGATGTCGCCGACCTCGAGGCCGACCACCGACATGGGTAGCTGGACCCCGAGGCGCAGCAGCAGCTGGTAGTCCTCGGCGACGTTGTGTTCCTGCGCCTGCGCCCGGTCGTTCTGCACCCGGCATTTGCCCACGTACGGGTCCGGGCTGAGGTAGGTCTCCACCGGCTCGCCGGAGAAGTCGTCCGAGACCGTGCCGGTGATCCGGCGGATCGTGCACGCGTCGACCATGCTGATCTCGGCGGCTGAGCGGCCCCGGGCCAGCGCGGATTCGCGGGACATCAGCTCAGGCCGCGGCGATCGAGATCGCGCCGACGGCCAGGGTGAACGTGTTGCCGTTCGCGATGCTGATCGGCGCCCCGTTGAAGTCCCCGAACCAGGACCGGGCCGCGGCCGAGTCGGTCAGGTCGAACGACTGGATCGACCAGGCACCGCCCGAGCCGTTCGTCCACGACAGCGCCGAGGAAGCCGGGAGGGTAACCGCGCTGCCCGAGCTCGACGCGGTCGACGCGGCGGGGACGGCGGTGCCGCCGGCGGTGTAGCCGGTGCCGGTCAGTTGGGTGCCGTTCGCCGAGGCGGTGGACGACGTCGAGTTGAGCCGAACCTTCATCGCGGAAGCGGCGAACGCAGTCCAGGTGCCCGGGGCGCCGGACGTGCCGGTCGGGGTGGTGGCGTTGAGGATGTTCGACGCCATCGACTGCGGGATACCGGCCATCAGTCCTGCTCTCCTTCGTTCCTGGCGGCCTCGGCGAGCATCTCGCCGACCCACGCGGTTGCCTTGGCCTCGGTGACGCCGCCGGAGTCGACGACGTTGCCGTCGGGGTCGGTGACGACCCAGCCGACCTGCACGGTCTCGATCTTCTCGGCGTCCGGGTTGTCGGTCATCTGCTGTCCTCTCAGGGCCGCGCGGTGACGCCCGCGAAGGGCCGCGTCGTGGTGCCCGAGCCGGGGCGGGAAGTGTTGCCCGCGAAGGGGCGCGGGGTGATCCGGCCGCTGGCGTCCGCCGACACGAAGCCGAGACCGGCGACGGCGGCCGTGCCGAAGACGGTCGAGCTGGCTGCGGCGGAGACCTGGCCCGATCCGGCGACCGTGGCGCCGGCCTGGATCCGGGCCAGCGCGACGACCGCGCCGGCGCCGATGACGCTCGCGGTGCTGGCGGTGCGCCCGGCCGCCGTAACGCTGCCTGCGCCGGAGACGCTCGCCGTGGCAAAGGTCTGGCCGCCTCCGCCGGCGGTCACCGAGCCGGCGCCCGTCACGCTCGCCGTGCCCGACTGGCCGGCGAGCGCCGAGACCGAGCCCGCGCCGGTGGCCGCCGCGGTGGACCGCTGAGTCGCCGCTGCGGATGTAGAGCCGGCACCGACGACCGTGGCGCCGGCCTGGATCGCGGCCGCTGCGGTGACGCTGCCCGCGCCGGCGACCGAGGCGGTTCCGTTGATCACGCCGCCCGCGTTCGCGGTGACGGATCCTGCCCCGGCGACGGAGGCCGTGGCCTGCTGGGCGGCCACGGCGCTGACCGCGCCGACGCCGGACGCCGACGCGCCGGCCTGCTGCCGGGCAACGGCGGACACCGTGCCCGACCCGGTCACCGCGGCCGAGCTCGAAAGCCTGACCGAGGTGGACACGGAGCCAGCCCCGGCCACCGCCGCCGAAGCGCCCTGCTGCGCCGCCGCGGTCACCGCACCGGCACCAGCCACCGTCGCGGTGCCGTTGACAGTCGACGAGCCGGCCGTGAAGTCGGCGTCGACGAAGTAGCAGGCCGCGGAGAACGTCGCCGCCGGGTACGCGGCCGAAGAGCCGATGTTGAACGTGCCGTTGTTCAGGACCAGGCCGCCGACGGTCGCCCCGTCGGCAATGCCGGTGATGTTGCCGTTGACCAGCGCCGAGCCGAAAAACGAGCCGGAGTTGACGTACCGGCCCTGCGAATTGTGGATACCGATGCGGTACGCGACCCCGGCTGTGACGCTCACCGGCGAGCTGAGCGTGATCGAGTTCCACGTGCTGCCGGTCGGCGTCGCCGCGACCTGCGAGGTCAGCTGGGTCCCGGCGCCGGACGAGTCCGAGGCGGTCGGCTGCCAGATGTAGCCGGTCCACGTGCCGCCGGTGTTCGCCGTGCAGTACCAGCGGATCGCGGTGATCGTGCCCGATACGGCGAAGACCAGGGTGGTCGCGACGGCGATCGTCGGGGTGCCGTCGGAGTTGTTCGTGCCTGTGGGCGTCTGGGAAGTGAACAGCGACGCCACGGCTGCTCCTTAGATGACGCTGACCATGCGGGCCTTGGGCCCGTACTGCTTGCGGAGCAGGGCCCTCATCGACGGCGAGGCGTCCAGGGCGGCCGAGGCCTCTGCGTACGCGACCGAGTAGTCGTCGATCTGCTCGCGGATCGTGCCGTCCGGGTTCGTGAACAGCCCCCGCGCCAGCGACAACGTGAAGCCGCGGCCCAGCTGGAGCTGCTGCTTGTCCGAGTCCGAGCCGGCCGGGTCGTAGCCGTGGGTGTAGGTCACCGCCACCTGCACCGGGCCCTCCCACGAGTAGCCTGCCCAGCCGAGGTCGCGCCAGATGCCGTGCTTCGCCAGCCGCCACGTGCCCGAGGCCGTGCCCTGCGTCAGCAGCACACCGCCGTAGGACACCGAGGCGACCGAGATCACCGGCTGCTGCGGCAGGCGCAGCACGCGGTCCGGGCCGCCGTAAAGGACCTCGTCGGTGCTGGTCGCCCGGACGATCCGCTGACCACCGGCGCCGACCTGCACCACCGCCGTGGTGACCTCCAGCGCCAGCGTCGCACTGGCCGTGTCGACGTCGCGCTGGAGAGCAGAGGCGAGGTCCGCCGGCGTTGCGAGCATGTCGGCCATGGAGACCTCGCCTTCCTGCGTCGGTTAGCGGCGCTTCGAGGCCGGAGCCTCGTCCGCGGTCTTGCCCTCAACGGCCGAGTCGTCGACCGGGGTCACCACGCCACCGGCCGCGGCCGGCTGGATAGTGCCGTCGAACGCCTCGGGCACCGTCGGCGGGTCGGTCTCCAGGCCGGCCCGGACCTCGTCGAGCTGCTTGAGCAGCCCGGCGCGCGCCTTCGGGCCCTTCGCCCGCTCCATCTCCGCCGCCACCCGGGCCCGGGCCAGGTCGTCGCCGACCCAGCCGAGGACCTGCTCGACCGAGCCGGCCGGGATGATGTCCTTGTCGATCTCGTCCGGCTCGACCTCGCCGGCCACCGGCCGGGCGACGGCCACGTACGCGGCGTCGTCCTTCTTGCCGATCGCACCGGAGGCCAGCAGCCGGTCGCGGGTCTCGTCGTCCAGGTCGCCGACCGGCGCGCCCTGGGCCACGTCCACCCAGGCCTTCCCGGCGCCGACCTGGCGCAGGACGGTGACCGAACCGGCCTTGACGACCATGTCGTCGTTTTTCGTCTCGTCGCTCATGCGCTGGCTCCTCAGCCCTTCAGTCCGGTGATCTTCGCGTGGGTCAGCTGGTTGCCGTAGGCGAGACCCGTCTCGCCGTACAGCTGGTTGCGGTCGGTCGCGCCGGTCTTCGCCAGCGGCTCCTCGAAAAAATGGCCCTTGCCGGGCACCTCGAGGAAGACCGGCTTGCACTGGCCCATCGTCACGATCGCCATGGTGTCCTGCGGCATCGCCCGGTCGAGCATGATGTTCAGCGGCCCGAAGTCCGTCTCGATCCGCGACACCGTCACGCCGCCGACGTTGCCCTGCAGCTCCTTGGTCACGTAACCGGCGGCCACGTACGCCGCGGTCACGGCGAGCTTCTGCGCCGAGCCGACCAGGATCGTGGGCTCCGCACCGGTCAGGCCGCCGTTGTCGTAGGCCATCTGCGCGGTCGAGTCGATGATCGCCTTGGTCAGCGCCGCGCCCTTGTTCCAGTTCACGGTGCCGTCGACGGTGATGTCGACGATCGTGCCGCCCTTGACGATCGACACTGAGAACGTGTTCGCCGCGAAGTTCGTCGCGCTGACGTAGTACACCAGCGCCGTCGACAGCGGAGTCGCCGTGCCGACCGCGTTGAAGCGGACCGTGTCACCGACGGCCAGGCCGTGGGCCGTCGAGGTGATGATGTCGGTCGTCGCCACTGCGGCGCCCGAGGTGTTCGCGCCGGCGGCGCTGACCACATTGGAGGTGATCGCGGCGAGGATGCCCCGGGTCTTGCGGGCGGTCGTGTTGTCCGCCGGCTTCTGGTAGACGCCGTTGATGAACGACCAGTTGATGTCGCGCACCATCTGCTGCAGCATCACCTCGGTCTGCCAGTCCAGCTCGTTGTTCACCGAGTTGTCGGTACCCTGGCTGGCCAGGCCGCCCAGGCGCGCGATCGCGGCCTGCTTGGTGTACGAGACCGCGACGGCCTCCTGGTGGATCTGCAGGATGTTGTTCGCGGTGCCCCGAACCCGTTCCTGCGGGGTCGGCGCGTCCTGGCCCTCGAGGGCCACGTTCTGCCCGGCCGAGCGCAGGTCGTAGGTGCCCCACTCGAACTCGAGATCCGTGGTCTGCCCGCCGCCGGACAGGCCGCCGATCGCCGAGAAGAACGGCGTGTCAGCGGGGGTCAGGCCGAACAGCAGCCCCGTGTAGTTCGGGAGGTTGTAGGTGGTGCCGAGCGCGGAAATGCCAGCCATGGCTGGTTGCTCCCTTCAGTGGTTCGGGGCACGGCCCGCGCCGGCCCTTCATCTAGCTGGGTCGTTGAATGGTCAGAAGCTTCTGGCGCTCCAGTGCGATCGCGCCGCGGAAGTCGCCCTTGGCCCGGGCCTCGGCGATCCGGGCTTCGAGGTCCGGGCCGGGCTGGCCGCCGCGGGCACCCTGTGACGGGTCCGGCGCCGGGTTACGCGGGCCGGCCGCAGGGAACAGCGCGAGCAGCGCATCGGCGTCGGCGGCGAACTCCTCCGGGGAACCGCCCCGGAGCCGGGCTGCCTGTTCGGGAGTGAGGCCTTTGGCGGCGGCAACCTCGGCGCGCCAACGGGCTTCGCGCTCGGCGGCCAGGTTCGCCTCGTAGGAGGCGAACCGCTCCTCGTGCGACGAGAGCTTGGCGGCGATCTGGTCGACGTGGCTCTCTGCACCGCCACCGCCCTTGAGGTCGATGCCCAGAGAGTCGGCCAGGAGCGATTCGAGTCGCTGACGCTTTTCCCGCTCCTTCGCAAGGTCGGCGAGTAGCGGATTGGCCGAGGCCGCCGGATCAACCGGGGCTGGCGGGGTCAGTGCCGGCGCAGGCGCGGGCGGGTTTGCCGGCGCCGGGTCGCCCGGCGGGGGCGTGGGAACGGGGGCAGGCTGGGTCATCGCGACCCTTTCTGTGGCGACCGGCATCGCGCCCGGTCAGGTGATGTATCGGTGCAGCCGGAGAAGGCGGATGGCCTCATCGCGAGAGCCTTTTGCTTCCCGGAGAATCTGTTCAGGCATCAGCCGCGGGCGCCGCCCGGCCGCCTCCGTGGTGTAGAGCCGCCCGTCAGCGGTCTGCATGCCGCGCCGGGCGTTGACCACCCGGGCCATGTCGGCGCCGGCCCGGACCGCTTCGGCGCCAGCCTTGCCGAGGAGCTCGTCCTGCGCGGCCGCGTCGAGCGAGTCGAAGTAGGCCTTCGGGTCCGTGGTCACGTCGCCCGGGACGCTCTCGGCGATCGGCACGTGGCGGCAGTCGCAGCGGGGGTGCCGCTGGAAGCCAGCGTTCCACCGGTACTGGCGCCCGGCCAGGATGAGACAGCGCGAGCAGGTCCTCCCGACGATCATCCGGACGTAGCCGCCGACCTCGGGCCGGGCGGCAATCGCCGTGCCGACCGCGGTCCGGCCGGCGTCGGCCACCTGGGTACGGGTGATCAGGTCCAGAGTGAAGCGGCCGGATGACATCGCCCGCGGCGGCGAGACGCCTTGGCCAATCTGCCTCAGCGCGGTGATCGCCGGCTCGTACAGCAGCGACGCCAGCGGACGGCCGTCGGAAGCGATCCCAGCGAACGCGCCCGGTGCGATCCGGCCGGCCGCGCGGGCGGTGACCCCGTCCGCGGCGAGCGCGTCGTCGACGTACATCCCGGCCGACGCCGCGGCGGTGGCCTGCGAGGTGCCGAGCGTGGCCAGCGCCGACGGCAGCAGCGACCGCCACGCCGCGGCGATGTTCCGCGGGTCGACGAGCCGCCACAGCTCACCCAGATGCAGCGCGGTCGCCCGGCCCAGCGCCACCTGCCGCTCGGCGTACCGGGCGGCGACCTGCTCGACCCCCACGGCCTACGCCGGAGCGGGCGCCGGGATGCCGGTCTCGCCAGGCACCCCGGGGATCTGCTCCGGCAGGCTGCGGCCGGCGGCCTGAGTGAGCTGGCCGAGCGGGTCCTGCGCGGCGTTCGCCTCGTCGAAGGCGGCCATCCGGCGCTGCTGACCCGGGGTGTAACCGAGGTCCTCGCGGGCCTGCTGCTTCGGGATGATGCTGCCCGCGACCAGCTTCGTCGCGGCGTCCGCTGCCTGCGCCCGGGTCGGGGTGGCCGCGTCACGCCAGACGGCCTCGAGGCGCTTCGCGGCCGGGTCCCAGTCGCCCTCCTGCAGCCGCCGGACGAGGCGCATCGCACGCTCCCAGCCGCCGCCGAACGCCTTCTGGCGCCGCTCGGCCTTCTTGATCAGCCGGATCTCGCGGGACTTCAGCGCCTCGGCCGAGGCCGGGTTGTCACCGGTCGCCATGCCCAGCACCGACGGGTCGACGCCGATCAGGCCGGACGCGTGCCGGGCGAGCTGGTTGAGCGTGTCGTGGAAGTTCGACAGCGACGACGCCGAGAACTCGTGCGCCGTCACCGGGGTGTCACCGTCGCCGGCCACCGTGAGCAATTTGCCCATCAGTACCTGGAGCTTGGACAACCGGTTGCCCTGCTCGTCCTCGAAGTCTTCCGGGCCGACCCCGAACAGCGCGCGCAGCGGCATCATGTGGAACTCGGCGCCGACCATCATGTCCGTGGCGATCTTGTTCGCGGCATCGGACAGCGACAGCAGCGGCGCGGTCAGCTCCGACTGCCCATAGCGGTTCGCCAGGCGGCCACGGTTCGTCAGCGCGGCCACCAACGGCTTGCCGATGCGGTGCTCATCGCGGCCGGTCTCGCGCCAGCCCTGCGGTCCGCGGTCAAACCAGCTGGTCGAGTTGGGCAGGTAGAGCGTGGCGTACTGGTTCTGCTGCTGGGTGACGAAGTCGTAGTCGTCGGTCCACCGCCGCAGCGCCGCCCGGACCTCGCGGGTCCGCGGGTCGACCAGGGCAAACATCTCCCGGGGCGACTCCACCGTTACCAGCGGGGTGTCCGCGTCTTCCTCGTTCACCCCGACCGTGGCGTACGCGCGCTTCATGACCAGCGCGTCGAGGTGCCCCATCTGGGACTCCTCGTCGAGGTCGTTGTCTTGCCACACCCGTTGCAGGTTCTCGTCCCCGGCGAAGGCGGCAATCTCCTCCGGGTCGGCCTCGGGGTCGATCTCGCGCCCGCTATCCGGGTACCGGAACGTCAGGAGATCCAGGCGCTCCTCGAGCGGCTCGACCGCCAGCATCGGCCAGCCCAGCGCGACGCACTTAATGCGGTCCTCGACCTCCCGCAGGATGTCCGGGTGCATGTAGTTCAGGCGCGCCGTGCCCTGGAACAGGTCGTCGTACTCCTTGAGCAGCGGCAGGTCACCGTCGTGGATCCGGGCCAGGTGGTTCACCCAGGCGATCGGATCGCTGTCGTCGGGGAGGGCCACGAGGTCTCCCTTCAGCGCATGACGATGACCTTGCGGCGGACTCTCGGCTTCGGCCAGGCGCCGGCCGCGGTGACGTCACCGGCGGCCTCGTTGCACAACGTCGCCGACATGACGGCGTCGATCTTCTGCGTCTGGCTCGGCTTGCCGAGGATGTACTTCTGGCCGGCCCGTGCGAGCTTGCGCGCGTTGCGGACGTGCGTGGCCACGATCTGGTCGCCGTCATGGGAGAACCCCGAGCCGTCCTTGACGACGTCGGTGTGCAGCCGCAGCAGCGCCGAGTGCATCTGGGTGATCCGGTAGGTCTCCCAGCGCAGGAAAACCTTCTCGCCGTACCGCTCGGCCAGCTCGTCGATCTCGGTCTTCCAGCCGGGCGGGTCCAGATAGGCGCGCACCAGCTCGTAGGTCTCGACGATCTCGTCCCAGGCCGCCCGGACCTCGAGCCGCGGGACCTGGCCGCCGTGCTCGGCGGGGTTCCAGATGCACCGTCGCCGGTCAGGGCCGTACGTCGGGGTGAACTGGTAGCCGTCTTCGGTCTGCAGCCGGATGGCCGTCCAGTCGTCGGTGTCCGAGCCGTCGAAGCCACCGACTACCGCGGCGCCGGGCAGCACCAGCCGCGGCACGGCGACCGCGCGGGCATCCCAGAGGTTGCCTTCGAGCCAGGTGCCGGCGCCGTAGACCATCCGGTTGCCGTAGTAGCGCTCGGCCTGGTTCGGGTCCTTCTCCGCCAACTCGGCAGCCTCGGCGTCGATCGAGTCGATGTCGATGTGCGGGTAGCTGGCGTAGTTGAACGCGTGGATCTTCCGGCGCTCGCGTTTGTTGCGGTACGACAGATTCGCCGGCGGCGGCTCGTAGAACCGGAACACGTCCTGCGCCGCCGACTCGCGGGTCCGCTGCGCGACGCTGTCCTCGGCCGGGTCGAAGCAGTTCGTGGTCTCGATCGACCGGCCACCCATGCCGGCCGCGCCGCGGCGCTGGGTCTCGGCGGGCTTGCGTAGCTTATTCGTGTCGTTGTAGAGGCCCGTCTCGTCCTGCATGACGAACGTGACCGGGTTGCCGACCTTCGACAGCGGGCCGGTGCTCACGCAGTCGATCTGGCCGTCAGTGCCGACGCGGGCTGTGTCCTCGCCGGCGCGCATCAGGTCGCTGAGCGGTCCGAGGGCGATCATGGCCTTGACGTGCCGGAAGATGTTGTCGGTCTGCTCCTCGGACGTCGCCAGGATCTGGATCAGCGGCGTCGGCCAGCGCATCCCCTTCGGCTCGCCGGGCCCGTACTCGTAGATCCAGCCGCAGCCGCAGCCGTTGTCCTCGCAGCGGTAGACGTCCCCCTCGGCCGCCCACCCAGCGAACAGGACCGGCCCGCCGCCCTCGGCGAGGCAGATCGACGCCGACCAGGGGCCCTTGCCGACCTTCTGCGGGGCGATGATCTGCGACCGGCGGTTGTGGAACGCCGGCGCCAGGATCGGGTTCTCGGGCACCCACAGCGCGGTCGGCTTGACCCTGTAGTGGTTGAGCGTCCACCACATCTGGTTGTCGTAGAGCTGGAACGGGCCACCGCGGCCGAAGCGGTCCGGCTGTGGGCAGTGCTGCTCGATCCAGTCCGGAACGATGAACAGGGTCGGGAAGTCGATGACCCGTTCAGTCGTCATCGCGGACGACCGTGAACCGGTCGCGCGCCGAAGGCCTCGCGGGCACGAAACCCGTGTCAGTGCCGGTCGGCGCCTGGACCGCGGCCGCCGGCGCACTCTGCTGCGAGCCGATCTGCCAGCGGTTGCGCAGCAGACCCGGAATCGTCAGGCCCAGGGCCTCGCCGAGCTGCCGCACGATCACCGCGGTGGTCGCGGCGGCCCCGGGTTTCTCAGCGGCGACGAAGCGGCGAACGTACAGCGCGACTTCGAGGTCCTGGCCGAGCACTTCCCAGCGGGTCGCCTGCGGCTTGACCCAGAGCCTGACCCAGAGCACGAGCTCCCGCTCGGATGCCTCGGTGAGGGGCCATTCCGGCGGCGGCCCCGGCCGGCCGGTGACCGGTAGGACGTGCCATGACGCGTCGGTATTACGGAGGCGGTTGAGTGCCTCGGGATCAGGTGCGGGTCCAGAACGAGCCCGCGCTCCACCACTGCCCATCGGTGATCATCTCCTCGGCCCGCATCGCGCGGCACCTCGGTCGGCCGTCACATCGCGTGACGGTCTGGGGTCTCAGAGCTGCTTTGAACCTGGCTGACCAGCGAGAGCCCTCCCCGGCGGTCCTCCGCCCCCAGGGCCGAGGGGGTCACCCCCCACCCTTCGTCACCGACCGTGACGCCCGGCGCTCGGCCAGCTCGCGTCCGTCGAGTGCGTTGTGCGAGATCAGCCAGCCAACCGATCCGTCATCGGCCTTCACGGGCTCGATCCTCGGACCGCATGGGCACTGGTCGCCTTCGTCCTCGTGCTCGATCAGGTCATCGATGGGCAGCACGTGCACTGTCGCCATGCTCAGCCTCCGTGTGCTGCTCGTCGCCACCCTCGGTTGCACGACGCGTGTTCGAGCTGGTCAGCGACAGCATCGGGGTCATCGCGCAGGTCCACGCTGTGGCCGGCGTCGAGCTTGTCCGTGTGCCACATGGGTCGCCCGCACTTGGGGCACAGAATGCTGGGTACGAAGACCCGCAGCAGGGCAGCACGCGCATCGTCGTGCGCCTTGCCGTACCCACGCTGTTGCCTGCTGCCTCGTGCCTGCTCACGCTGCCGTGCGCAGTCGTCGCAGTGCCGGGCCTGGGTCAGCTCAGGGCAGCTGCCCTCGTGGGCTGGGCAGGAGATGCAGGCGCAGGCTTTCCAGCGGGCCATGGTCACCCCGCCTGTCGGGTGTTCCGGTACTCCCGCACGTAGGCGTAGCCCGGGACCACGGGGTGGCCGAGTGGCGCGTGCAGGAGTCGAACCTGCGACCTCTGGGTTATGAGCCCAGCGAGCTACCGACCTGCTCCAACGCGCTGCGGATATGACGAAGGCCCCCGCATCAGCGGGGGCCCGAGCCGGTGTCTGGCTTGATCGACACCTGCGTCGACCTTGGCACAAGCTAGCTCTGAGTTGGATCTTTCGCAAGTACCGCCAGCTCAGCACGCATGCGTGTCATCAGCTCGAAGGGGTCGCCATGCAGGCGGGCCAACTCGTCGACGTGGGCTCGGAGCCCGTCGTCCACCCGGAAGTCCTCGCGCTGGGTGATGCGCAGATGGGCGAACTGCCGGTGCCTGGCCTTCTCCAGCTCGTAGTGCCCGGGCTCGGCGGCGAGCACCGCGCCGGCCGGAATGTGCAGCGTGCTCATCCGGGTGACGAGGTTCATCGTGGTCCCGATCTTCACGATGCCGGGCCTCAGTTCGGCGTAGTAGACCACCGCGGCCTTCGTGGTGCCGGGCTGCCGGTCGACCCGCTTCAGCTCGTTGCCAAGCGCGATCAGCCTCTCGGTCTCGGCCTTTCGGGCAAGCTGGTAACTGAGTGCGCCCTCGTCGGTGCCGAGCAGCGCGGCCACCTCGGGGTCGCGCAGGACCTCGGTGGCGATGAGCACCGAGCACGGCTCGCAGGCCAGCGCGTCGGGGCGCTTGGGGCCGTTGCAGATCCGCCGGCCCTTGGGCAGCGGGCAGTGCCGGGCGTCCAGCCTGGGCAACCCGGACACGGCGACGCCGGCCCCGCATCCGCACCGGTAGTGCCCGGGGCCGGCGTAGGTATCGGGCCGCATGGTCCGCGAGCAGCCGCATCGGACGGTGACCTCGATCGTCACTTCTTCACTCCCATCCGCAGGGTCATCACGTCGCCGATCCGGTACAGCGGCCGGCCCTCTTGGTCGTTGCCGTGCGCGGCGAGCTGGCCCTTGGCCGCGTAGGCCGCGATGGTCGAGTAGCCGATCGGGAAGCCCAGGCGCAGCAGCACGCCGGCGATCTCGACGGGCCGGGCGAGGTAGTCCTCGATCTCGCTGCGCATCCACGCCTGCTGCTCGTCGACGTCGTACTCGGCGCCGCAGACCTTGCATCGCCCGATCCGCGAGCCCGGCCGGGCAGTGACATCCTCGCCGCACACCTCGCCGTCCTCGCCGACGTGACTGCACGGCCCGGCATATCGGCCGGGGATCGGGCCGTCGGCGATGCCCATGATGGCCCGGGCGGCCTTTGCGATGTCGTCCAGAGCCTCCTGAGCCTCCTGGCGGTGCCGGAGCCACTCCAGGTGACCTTGGAGCAGCCTCGCGGCCTCAACGATCAAATCAGCGCCCTTGCGGGGCCATCCGGCGAGCAGCCCCGAGCCGCGTTCTTCACCGACATGGCGCACCCACCCGCCGAGCGTGTTCTGGATGTCGTCGAGTCGCTCCATGACGTCGAAGTCGAGGGGCGGCCGGCTGCCCGGCTTGTTTGAGCCGCCACCCCCGCCGCGGCGTGACTGCCCGTGGGCGACGTCCCGGGCGGCCGGAGTCATGTCGACGACGGTCCGGAGCTGCTCGGCGGCCTTGTCAGCGCAGGCCTGGCAGGCGTAACCGTCCGCCGTGGGTCGGGCGCAGCGGACGCACTCGGCTGTCACGCGTCCTCCCGGGGCCCGATGTACGCGCTGGGGATGTCGCTGATGCGGCCCTGCTCCATGCGCCAGGCCTCCCAGACCGGCGCCCTCAGCTCGATCAAGGTCGGCGGCGTCGTGGACATCGGGCCGCGGGTGAACGTCCGAACGATGAGGCGGTTGAGAGCGCGACGGTCTCGTGCCCGGCCGATCCACATCCCGACCAGCACCGCGACGAAGAACTCCCATGCCATGAAGACGAGCCAGTCCGTGCCGCTCACGCGTCCTCCGTCGGGATCAGCGCCAGGTCGTAGCCCAGCGCGTCGGCGAGCTCGAACAGCCGCGAGCCGCGCACCTCGTGCTCGCCGGTGAGCGCGTTGGACACCGTGGCCGGCGCCCACCCGGCGCGGCGGCCGAGGGCGTTCTGCGAGATGCCCTGGCTTTCCCGGGCCGCGCCGAGGGTGGCGATGGCGTGGTTGTAGCTGGCCATGACGTAGCCGCTGAGCTGCTGGCGGCCGGGCTTGGTGCTCACGCTTCGTCCGCCTTTCGGTCGGGCTCGCCGGGGTGGCGCTCGTCGCGGAGCAGGTACTTCGAGATTGTCGTCTGGTGCTCGAACAGCACGCGGAGCATCTCGACGTCGGTGAGGCCGTGGCGCTCCTGCGCGTCGTCGAGGGCCCGGCGGATCTCCAGCGAGGCGCGCTGGACGGGCATCGTGCGGGGGTGCAGCTTCACGCGGTCCTCCGGTCGGGGGTGAGGGCGCCGGCGCGGACGGCCCGGCTGTAGGCCCGGTGGACGGCTTCGGGCTGCATGCCGAGCCGGTCGGCGATGACGCGCCGGGGGTAGCCCTCGGAGCGCAGCAGCTCGTAGTCGGCGACGAAGTCGGCCCGGGTGCGCTGGCGGCGCTTGGTGGGGAACTGGTCGAGGGTGCCGTTCTGCCAGTGGGTCTGGTAGCACGAGTAGCAGAGGCCGCGGGCGTTGACGGGTCGCTCGGGGTGGCAGGTGGCGGGCTTGACGTGGACCAGCACCAGGCGACGAGGAGTGGTCGTGAGCAGGCGGCGGGCGGCAGCCTCGAAGTCGGCGAGCTGGTCGCGCAGGTCGGTCACCAGTCCACCTCGCCCTTATGCGTCGAGATGCGGACCTCGAACCCGCAGTGCTTGCACCCGTAGCGACTGACCGGGCTGCCGAGGCGGTACGTGCCGGGAATGAACCGGCCGTGCGGGCAGGTGATCTCCACCTTGGCGCGGCGGCGGAAGTGGGCGAGCAGGCGGGGCATCAGGAGACCTCCGGGTCGTACGGCCCGTGCATGACGATCAGGTCGCCGAGCGTGCTGCGTGGGCCGCCCGGCTCGTTTGCGCCGAACAGCGGCATCAGGGCTCCTCCGTTTCGTTCAGGGTGGCGACCAGCTCGTCGACGGCCTCGAAGTAGGCCCGGTCGGCGTCGAGCCGCTCGCAGGGCACCCGGTGGCCGTAGAGGGTGACGAGCCGGTAGCAGTCCATGCCGTCGTCGGGGTGGCACAGCCAGGTGCTTCCGGCGGAGGCCATGCCGCGCATGGGGCGCTGGCAGTGCCCGCAGATGCGGGATTCGGGCAGGGGCATCGTCAGTCCTCCTCGTCGGGGGCGGCCAGGGCGTCGGCGCGGCAGAGGCCGCAGTTGCCGGCCGGCTGGCCGCGGTGGGTCCGGCATTGCGGGGCGGTTCGGCGCCGGGCGGAGTCGGCGAGCTCCCGGCGGGTCCGTGCTCGGCGGGCGTCGGCGCACGCTCCGCAGGGCGGCGGATCGGGGTTGTCGAGGTGTTCGGGGCATCGAGGGGGAGGCGGTTCGCGCCCAGGCGGCGTAAGGGGATCACCTAGAGCGCCCCCTATAAGGTCGGGTCGGGTCGGGTCGGGGTTGCCGAACACACCCCGAACGTTCGCCGGTTGTTCGGGCGAACGATTCCGGTCTTGACCTGCGCTCCCGTCTTTTTTCGCCCGTTTCTCGTCGTTTCCTCGACCTTTGTTCAGGCCTTGCTCGAAGTCGCCTCGATGGCCGTTCGTTTCGGTTTGTTTGCGCTTCGCACGGACCGCCCGCATGCGTTCACGGGCGGCCTCGCGCTCAGCCAGTACCGTTCCGGACTCGGGGTTGTAGCTGCTCCAGTCATGGAATCGGTAGCCGCCTCGCACCTTGCGCCACAGCCCCGCGGCGACCAGCTTCCGAGCGAGCGTTGCCGAGTCGGGGAGTAGTCGCGGCAAGGCGTGATCAGGCACGAACCCATCGGTGAGGTGCGAGCTGGACCAGGCCCCAGCGACTACCCACAGACCGAGCGCGTCTGCGTCGGTTGCGAGCACCTTGGGGTGAGCGTGGAACGAGTCGTCCACCTTGAACCATGGCATCGAGTTGATCTCCCAGTGGGTGGGGAGGCCGGCCCGCATCTCAGCGGGCCGGCCAGGGTGGAGCGGGGGGACTAGGAGCGCCAGGCGGGCAGGGCCTTGGTCTTGCGCTTGACGTTGTAGAGCTCCGTGGTCACCTCCGCGACGGCCGAGGGCACCTTGATCCGGAGCAGGTCGGAGAGTCCGCGGGCCCGGCCGAGTAGCGCCATCTGACCGCCCGGGGAAACGGCCAGGCGCTCAGCGAGGGCCCCGAGGTCGATGGCGGACCCGTGGCGGGCGTAGAGGAGACCGAGGCCCTCGAAGACGCGGCCGTCGATCTCGTCGAAGCCCCAGGCCCGGGTGATGGTCGCCAGCGACCGCTCGACGGCCGTCGGGTCGGCCCGGTAGATCCGGTCAGCGGCGGTGATTGCGGCGAAGGAGTGTCCGCCGTTGGAGAGCCGGATTTCCCAGCCGAGGCCGGTGATCATGCGCTCGATCTCGGTCGCTGCCGGGTCGCCTTCGATGACCTTGACCCGGAACAGGTCGATGGCCTGCGGCTTCGCGGTGTTGTTGAGCCACCGGAACAGGCGGGCCTCGTCCTGGTCGGTCAGACCCGAGAAGACGCGGCACGTCAGCTCCACCTTGTCGCCCTCGACGGTGCGCGCAGCGGCGTGACGGTGCTGTCCGTCGACGATGTGGTAGCTGCCGTTGTCGCGGCGGGAAACGGTGAGGACGCCGACCGCCTCAGGGTCGTACTCCGATGCCATCTTGGCCACTCGCCGCTGGTCGAGATTGCGCTGAATCGCGGGGTCGACCATCAGCTGGTCGGCCTTGAGCCGTCGAATTTCAGACTTCAGCATTGGTACGCTCCTTGAGCATCTTGATGAGCAGGGAAATCGCGTGACGCGAATCGCTGAGGCCGTCCACCCACTGGGCGGCCTCGACGTTTGTGATCTCCGGATGAATCGCGGTGAGCTGCCTGAGTCCGTGTGCGATCCCGGACAGGGTCGTGGCGGCATTGCCGATCGCGCGGCGCTGGCCGGCTGGCTTGTCGAGCGAGTACTTCGATCGCGGCGGCCCGTCGACCGGGCGCGCGCCGATGACCTTCTCGTACGCGCCGCTGACCTTGCCGGACTCGTTCATCTCGGCCAGCGCGATCGCGGCCACGCGCTGATCCTCGGGCGATGCGGTCGGGTCGTTCGCGGCATCAACCACGGTCCGCGCCCGGTAGTACGAGGTCGACGACATGCCGATCGCCTCGGCCACCGCGTTACGAGCGGGGCCGAAGGACGACTTCCTTTCCGGAAGATCGGAAAGCTTGTGTTCATCTGAACCTGAGCTATTCCCCCGGCCGTACTCTCGACCGGCATCCCGCTGCCGTTCCTTGGCCTTCGGGGCCTCCAGCGCCTCCAGCGCCTTGCCGAGCGACACCAGCTCCTCGGGTGTCATCTGCTTGCGAGCAGTGTTCTCGTCCCGTTCGGCGATGAGCCGCTCGACCGCATCACCCTGGTCGAAGGCGACATGGGCAGGGATGGCGTCAAGGCCGAGTTTCCGGAACGCCTCCAGTCGCCGCTGGCCGGCGACCAGCGAGCCGTCCTCAGTGACCGTGATCGGGTTGAGAAGGCCGACCTCCCCGATGGACCTCACCAGTTCGGTCAGGTCTCCGACGTCCTTGCGGTGACGCCCGACCACCTTCACCCAGTTGATGTCGATCTCTTTCACGATGAACTCCACTCGGTAACTCATCTCCTTCCGCCCCGTAGTTGTTGGTGCTGATCAAGGACTGACGCTGGCCGGTGTCAGGCGTCCCCCTTCTCGGCCTGGCCCGGCCGCCAGCGCACGACGCTGTCGACGAACCAGGCACCGCAGTCGCCGACGTGCCAATCACCCGCCGGGTGGTCGGCCTCGGGGTGGCCGACGATCCGGACGCAGGAGCAGACCTCGCCGCCGAGCTTCCAGATCACCCCGGTCCGGGCCCGACAAAGCGCGAACTGCTGTGCTGCCCGGCGAGCGCGATGGGCCGGGCAGCCCTCGACCGCACGGGGCCTGGGGTCAGGCGGCTCGAACAGGTCATCCGGGTCGCAGATGCAGCGGAACGGGTCGTCGGTGCTCACTGGTACCTCACCGCCTGGCAGCGACGGCAGGCGTAGCGCCAGAACCGCCGGTGTCGCCAGCAGATGCCGTACCGACGCAGCCACCTCATGCCTCGCCGCCCTTCTTCATGCCTCGCCGCCCTTCGCCTTGGCCGGCCGTGGTCCCATGCCGGAGACCTCGCGCCCGCAGCCGACGCACCGCGCCGGGTAGACGACGCGGTGGCCGACCTCCTCGGGCGGCAGCGGCTTGAGCAGCTGCTGGCACGCGGAGCAGGTGCCGACGGCCTGGCCGCCGTCGAGGGCCTTGGCCCACTCGATGCCGCTGACGGCGTCGTAGCCGATGCAGAGCGAGGACCAGATCTCGCGCCGGTGCTCGCGGGTGGGCTGGTTCATGGCGTGTCCTGGCAGCTGCACGCGTTGGCGTGCTGCGTCTTGCTGGCGTCGCCGAGCAGCACGGCCGCCGTCTCGACCGCGAGGCAGTCGCAGTGGTGGTCCATCGTCTGGCCGGTGCGCGGGCTGATCGGGTCGCCGTCCACGTCGTCGCAGTCGCACAGGCCGGTGCTGCGCGGCCCTTCAATGCGCTGGACGAACACGGCGAGCACGGCGGCCAGGGCCTTGGCCATCCCGGCGTCGATCTGCGCGATGTTGTCCGTCGGCGAGACCAGGAAGACGTCGAGCGCCAGCTGCACCATCTCGTCGGTCGCCTCGATCATGGCGCGGCCACCCGTCGAGCGAACCGGCACTGCTCGCAATCCGGCCACGGCGACTGGTCAAAGCCGGTGGAGCGGCAGTTCGCGCAGCCCGGCCCCGCCTTCTCGCCGTCGGAACAGCTGACGCAGAAGTGCGGGTGGGACACGCCCCGGCCACTGAGCCGCGGCGGCTTGGCCAGCGGGTGGAAGACGTGCCCGCGCGGCTTGAGGCAGCGGTCGCGCTCGACGATGGCGAGCACGGCGGCCAGGCGGTGGTTGAGGCAGATCGCGCAGTAGCAGCCGACGTCAGCCGCCGGGGCCTGGTCGAAAGCAGCGCGCATCTCGTCGGTCGGGTCGATCATGGCCATCAGAACGGCGCCTCGTCGTCGAAGGCAGGCCGGTTGCGGGCCTGCCAGAACCGGTCGTTGGCGTGGCGGGCGGTCTTGCGCCACTGCTTCCGCTGCTGCCGCCAGCGCCGGGCCAGCCGACGGCGGATACGCGCCGGTGGAAGGCCGCCGCATGACCAGCACGACCCGGCCTCCGAGCTCCAGCAGGCCCAGCAGTCGGGCTCGCCGGGCTCGCGGTCGTCGTAAGGGTCGTCATCCCAGTAGTCCTCGAGGTCGTCGACCATCCAGCCCTGGTCAGTCACAGCAGCCCCGCCTTCTGGAACGCCTCGGTGGTCCGGACCGGCCGGAACCCGTCGAGCGCCGGCGCGTCGTGCTCGGCCTCGACCCGGCGCCGGTGGCAGGTGGGCCCGAGGTACTCGACGATCACGCCGTCCTCTTTCCACGGCACCAGCTCGCGGGCGGGCCTGCCGCAGACGGCGCACCCGGCCTGCTGCAGGGTGAGCAGCCGTGCGATCTCGACGACCTCGGCGGCGTGGGCGCGCAGCTCAGCGAGCAGGGACCTATCCACGGTCGCCGTCGGGGACGTCGGTGTCTGAGTACCGGTTGCTGCTGCAGGAGCACGTCGTGCAGTGCTTGCCGCTCCGGCGGGCCTCGCCCGTAGCGGCTTTGGTCCCGGCTTTGCGCCGGCTCGGGTTGGAGTACCCGGCCCTCCGTGCGGCCAAGGTGGTGAGTGCGAAGTCGATGCTGAGCTCGCCCCTGGCGACGCGGTCCTGCTCGTCCTCGGTGAGGTGCACCAGGGAGATGCGGTTGCGCACCCACAGCGGGCTGCGGCCGACTTGGGCGGCAATCTGCTGTCGGGTCATGCTGTGCTCGAACATCAGGGTGTGGCAGGCGCGGGCCTCGGCCATCGGGTTGAAGGCCCGCGCGTGGGTGTGCAGGGCTAGCTGCTGCTGCAGGCGCATCGCTGGCCCGCGGTCGCGGCGCAGGATCACGTCGACGGCTGGCAGCCCTGCGATCTGCGCTGCGGCATGGCGGCGGTGTCCGTCGAGCAGTTCGTACCGGCCGTCGTGGAGCTGGTGCACGATGAGCGGCTTCTGTTGGCCCAGGTGGCTCAGCGATTGAGCGAGATCCCGCAGATCTCCAAGGTCACCCCGGGCGTTGTGTCCGGGGACAACCATCCCGATGGGGACACGGAGCAGTGCGCCGTTGAGGATGACCGGTCCGGTGATTTGAGGGCTAGGCATCGTCGGTCTCCTCGGTGAGTGCCTGGATCTGGTCGGGGATGGGGATCGCCGCCGGGCCGCGCCGCGCCTCGTTCAGTGCCCGGCGTGCCTCGTTGCGGCGCTGGTTGCGGCGGTTCTTCGACGCGCCCCGGCGGCGGGTCACGCGCTCGCCTCGGCCGGGCCCTGGCCACGCAGTGCCAGTCCCGGGCTCAGGCAGGCCAGGCAGGTGGCGTCGTGGGTGGTGAGCATCGCGCCCGAGACGCCGGACAGGACCTTGTCGCAGCGGGTGCCGTACAGCCGCCCCTGCCGCCGGTCCAACCGGTTGCTGACCAGGCGGTGGATCGGACCCTGGCCGGTGCCGGGCCGGACCTGCCGGGCAGTGCGGTCGAGGAGGTCAGCCATTCGTCCCA